CTATAATACTCACGTTATCCCAACACCCCCAATGAAATACAACGTTATCTTTGTCGCTGGTAATCATCGTCTCACTGAAGAGGTTTATGCGAATAGTCCTCGTGAGGCACAGGATGTCGTCAAGGCACGAAATCCCAATGCTCGCATTGTGAATGTTACTGGTGGAAATCGGTGAATATTCAAAACGAAGGTCTCCTGAATCCAAAACCAGGAGACCCAAATGGTTATATAACTAAAGACTTAAAATGGGCAGCAGTTCCTTGGGGAACTCAGTTTGTCGTGATTTGTAATGGTCAGCAGGTTCATACTGCTAAGACACTCACACTTGCTAAAGACTACATCAAAAAGAAGGTTCAACAAACTCCAAGAAAAAGAAAGACTACTTCAAGTCTTGAGGAATATTTAATTGATTAAATAGTAGTAGAATAGGAGGGAAAATGGTTGTATTACTAACGGCAACCATATCTTGTTCGCAGGCTTTAAATATTCTAAATCGTCTTACAAGTGTTGTTGGATTAACGCCACAACAAAAAGTTGAAATCATTGCAGAAGTCCGCAAATCTATTCCTTTTTGCCCTATCAAAATAATAAAAGATGATGGAAGAAACACAAAATGATAAATGGAACCGTGGGCTTACACTCTTTGAAGAAAGTGTCTTGAAACCAGATCACGAACTTCGCAATTGTGCTCATAATCAAAAGTGCTTTCACGAACTGATGTATATTCGTGAGCACGTATTAGAATATCTCAAAACTCTAAGAAAATGACTGCGACTTATGTTTATCTGTTGATATTTGGGTGCTTTACATACCTGATTGCGACAGACGCAAGTATTGCGAAGGCAGTTTATTTGATTTCTCAAATGATTAGATTTCGATTTGAGAGGTTTAAGTGGTGGGTAAAATACTCTCCTGATAATCCTATTGTTCGTTATTTGATTTGGAGACGCTCATATAAACTTGCCAAAGAACTTGAAGAAGAGTTAAAATCAAATGCTAAATAACCCTATTTGGAGATTACATATGCTCTCTACTCAATACCGATTAAGGCTTGAGGAAATCTGTAATCGTATTGCTAAGCACGAAGCAGTTAGTCTGGAAGATATGATTTGGGCAGAGAAACTTGCGAGGGCAAATCGTTCTGCTGCGACTATTCTTCGTCAGGCAAGAAGAAAAGCAGAGAATCCCGATATGACCGAAGATAGTTTGGATGGATTTTTGAACGCCCTAGATATTGGTGGGTTGGGAAACGAAAGATTTGGAGTTTCTGGTTTCAATTCACCTGATGAAATTGCAGAATGGTTTCGTAGAGACGAAGATAATGAGGGTGATAATAATTGGAGGAGAAGAGATTAATGCAAGCAGTATTATATTCAAAGGATAATTGTCAGGAGTGTGATCGGGCAAAAATGCTTTTTGAGAGTCAAAAAATTTCTTATCTGGAGTATAAGTATGGAAAAGATTTTGATAGAAGGGCATTTGTGGGTGAGTTCGGTGAAGAAGCAGATTTCCCGCAAATTGCGATTGATTATGAGCATATTGGGGGTTTAAAGGAGACACTTCAGTTTCTCAAAGAAAAAGAACTTATATGAGATATGAAACACGCACTCATCGTTTCACTTTGCTTTTTACCTCTAGCAGTTATCTACATTATAATGAAAGTGTCTTTGTGGTTGTCGTCTAGTGTATCAGAAGTCAAGTATGTAAAAGAAGATGCAAAACGATCACACGGACCCTACTTGGAAAATGTCTATGCAGATATTGATGAAAAGAATGAAGAGGATTGAGATTGCCGAAAAGATTGATGAAGCACTGTGGAATTGGTACTTTGAGAGAGGAATGGAAGTTCCAAACTGGAAAATGCAAAAAGATCCACAATGGTGGGTTGATTATCTCACAAGTCTTGACGAAAACACCTAGATACTCTATAATACCCACATATATGTTTTGATTATGGACTACAAACCTTACAGTGTGGAATGGACTCGGAGGAGGTATCTTGCCGAAGCAATTCAACAATACTTTGATGATAATGTGTCTGTGGATACTGTTCTGGACGATATTGTGAGTGTGCTTGAGGAAAATGCAACAGAACACAAAAGTCGTGCAGAGAGATTTCAAGAAGTTTTGGACGGACTCAAAGCACTTCCTTATTGATAGGCATAAACTTTTGTAAAGTAATGAACATAAATGCCTACATAGTGCTAGAATAATGAGGTCATACAAATGAACGAAAATTCTTTGTTATGATGTTCTTTGTGCATGGAGGTTATTATGCACAACTTAATTTCTTACAATCAACTTGCTTCTTGGAATCATTTAGATCAAACAATAGATAAATTCATTGAGGAAACTGAAGTTATCAACGATTACTATCAGTGCTTAATTGAATGTAGTGATAATCAAGTAGAATGTAAACGAATTTGTAAAGCAATATTGTCCTCCTAGACCAGTTTAAAAACCGTCCACTGACCCTTGACTTTCGCGGTTGAGGGTCTTATAGTATGTGTATTGAACCGCAAAACCCGCATTATGTTCTCCGCAAAAGTCACATTGAAGTATGATTCCATTTGGGAACAGACCCGTGGAATCTACGATGAGGAAATGATTCCAGAGGAACACATCACCTTTGAGACTCCTGTGGAAGATATGAATACCATTCAACTCTTCCAGTTCTTCGCAAAGTTTGCTGCTGCGATGGGGCACAATGAGGCAGGTATTGCTAAAGGTGCTTGCTATGCTGCCTTCAATGAAATGCGTAGCACCGAAGCGATGCGTAAGACCGCTGAGGAGTATGACCTCAAATTGGTTGAGGATTATAACGATAAACTCTGGGAGATTGAGAAGTTGGAAAAGGAAATTCTTGACTTGAAAGCAAAACTTTCCCGTTGTGAAAATCCTGATAATCCAAACTACACGGATGAGGAAATGAATGCGATGACTGCTGAACAGTATAATAACTGGAATAATCTTGTTCCTGGTAGTTATGCTGCTGTTGAAAATGGATGTAAATGCCCTGTAATGGATAATGAAGAAATGCCCGACAATAAAAAATGGGTAAATGGTGATTGTCCCCTTCACGGTAAAGTAAAATGAAACGAGTAACGGTCAAACCCAAAAGTAAAAAAGCCCAAAATCGTCTGTGTAATCTTATGGGTGGTAATCCTGTTTGTATTGTAGAACAGGACAAAGGTGATGGTATGTTGTTTCTCGCAAGTGAGAATCAAAAATACTTCTTCTGGGTAAATACTCAGGACTTCTGGGAAACTGATTGGGAGGTCATCTAATGTCGGGAGGGCACTTTGGAGACTATTGCTACTTTCAGGTTTCCCAGTTTGCTAGGGACTTGGAGGAAGAAATCCGTAATAATGGTAAAGAAGATGAAGATGGATATTCTTACAATTACAGTTCAGAAACCTTAGAGTATCTGGAAGAACAAGTCCATTATCTTCACAAAATGTCTGATATAATGTATCATATTGACCGTTTGTATTCAGGAGATCACGGAGAGGATAGTTTTATGGAACGGGTAAAAGAAGTTGAAGACAAGTATGGGAGTTGGTGATGACTGAAAGAGCACAAAACTTTATGAACGCAGTATGGGAACGCAGAAACAATGGTGCGGATACTGAACCCAAACTTGTCGCAGCAATCCTATCACTTGTCGCAGAGAACACAAAGTTTTATAACGCACAAAATGACTTGATTGTTCTGGATAAGAATGATATACTGGAACTCTCAAAGGAACTGGAAACTCTATGAGAAAACTTATTAGATTCAATTACAGATACGACTTTGGACACGATTGGTATGTTCAAGTTCTAAATCTACGGAATTGGAGTTTGCTTCAATTTTCTGTAAGTTGGAATGATTATCCTGGATTTCCTTATTTACATATTACAATGGGGAGTAATGGATTCTTTGGAGTTCTATTTTGGGCATATAAGTTTGGACTTGATATTGATATTTTGAGTAGAACTTGGAAATGGGATTACCTTGATAGAGTAGGATTGACTGAAGAATGAAACCAAACACTTATGTAATTCTTGAGCGAGCAGTGGAAGAAGGAGCACTTCTTGGTTATCGCCGTGCCTTCAAACACGTTGAAAATCCATCAGAAGGTGCTATAGTAGACGCAATCACAGAGGCAGTGATGCTTTCCGTAAGTGAGGTGTTTATGTTCCCTGATGTTTCTACTGGAGACAGTTATCAATGAATGAAGCGCATTATGGATGGGTTGTGAATACTCATTATGATTGGATTAATTTGTTGGATAAGATGAAGAAGAATAAACCTCATAGATTTGAAGAGTTCCAGTATTCTCAAAGTACAATCTACCATTACATAGATAGATTACAACAGGAACAGAATGTCTATGACTGAAATTGACCCTTCCGTTATTCTCAAAGACGGCGATGTTATTTACTTTCGTGGCGTAAAGTACCAGAAAGTAGAAGAACAACCAAAGACAATCCGTGATATTATAGAACGGTGGTGGTTGGATACTTTCACTTCCAAAAACAAATGGTCTGTTGATGAGTGTATTGATGACCTCGCAGACCAAATTGAGTTTTGGATTTTACGAAATAAATGTTGAGGAAAGACCGATGGGTATGATGGATTATTTCCGTTCTTCTTATGATTTGGGAGAACAATTCACAAATGTAACCTGCCAGACAAAAGACATAGAAGATTGTATTGGTGGCACGATGACACATTATTGGTTAGATCCGAATAAAGTTCTGTGGCGTCCTGATTATGTGGGCACAAGCACCTTTGAGGAAATCCCAGAAGAAGACCCACGATATAATGAGAAACTTAAGTTCTTAAACTTTGAGTGGGTGCCGACTGGTAAGAAAGGAAAGTTCGTTCAACACGAAATTACCAAGTATGTGGAGATTTACCCAGAAAGATGGGAGGGCGCGTGGGAGGATTGGCCCCGATTGCGTCTTCACTTCAAACGTGGTATACTACAGGACTACGAAAATATCACAGGACGATGACTACAAGAGCACAAAAAATTTATGATGCGTGGAGAATTTGAACGGCACATTCGTTTGATGGAGGACAACTGAAATGACTGAACGAGTAAAATTCACACAAGTATCCAGAGTAATCTGCCCCAAGACAGGTATTCATTATCTTGATGCTATAGATACTCAAGGTTTCCACTGGACAGGACAAATGGAAACTGGTGTAGAAAAGTGGATTACTTGGAAAGAAATGTGGAATAAAAACAACCAACAACCATTAGACCTATGACTACTAAACAATACCCGATACAAGACTGGGAGTTTGTTGATGAGATTGAAACCTCCTTCAACGACTGGTTTTATGGAAATCATACTGAATGGACTTGGACTGCGGAATGGTTTGCGGGAGACTGTTCTGTTGAAGACCCAAAGACCCGTGAAGACCTGATGAGAAAATGGATTTACGCATCGTTCTATGAAGGTTTTATGCGAGGAAAGTATGCTAAACTGGAAGATGAAGAAGTAGGACTGACGAACAATGACTGAAACACCAAACTTCAAAAAAATCTTTGATGAAATCTCACAAAGCGACGAGCATATTGTGGGTAAAGTTAATTTTTATAATCTCACAGCACACTTGGAGGAACTCTACTTGTTAAATCAAGAACTTCAAGATAGAGTTAAATCATTAGAAGGAAAGCAAATTAACTTTTAGGGTTGTTATGACTGAAGAATATGGAAATCTTCCAGATGGTTTCTTTCTATCTCAAAGTGAAATTGAGGATTTGAGAAAATCAAAGAAGGAATTGACTGATTATGGAAAGGAGAAACTTAAGAAACTTATGAACGAAGAAGCAGAACGCAAAGCACTTGAAGCAGTTGATAAACTTTATGCCGAAAATGGCGATGCTCTAAAACGACTTGCGGAGATTGAGAGACAGGAAATGCTTGAGATTGCCCGTCAAGGTATGGTAGAATACGATGAAGCATTACGAAAACTTGCGGAAAATGATTAACTTACTCAACAAACTACTTGCCCGATTTGGGTTTCAGTTAGTATCAATCAAACCCGATACAACTTTGGTGAAAGAAACTGTAAAGTTTCTGAATACTATTCCTAAAAGTGCTTTGACGGATGTTGGACTTCTTCCTCCTTATGTGGGAGACATCAATTATGTGAAGGAAAAAGTGGAAGGTGAGTTTCCACAAGTCTCTGGAAGGACTTATTATGAGGAACAGTATTATGGAACAAATAAAAAATATTTCAATTTT